TTGGCGCACTTACGAATCTTATCAACCAACGCATAAGCTTCTTCCTTATGTGCCGATAGGTCAGAATCAATATCTATAGCTCTAACGATTCCATCGACTGGTATATGGTCAGAATTGCCTTTCGCAATGTGCCGAGCATCAGCAATCCAGCCGTCAGACTTCCTATCGCGATCAGGATAATCGTCATCGATTTGCTCCCGTAATTGGACACCAGCTGCACATAGTCTCGTCATTATCTTTAGAGATTGTGTTAGAGGCCTAGAGCTTTTAAGTCCTCGGTTGTAAGGCCGAGGGCTGCAAGTTTATTTTCGGCTGCTGCCTTGGCTTCTTGCGCTTGTTCAAATTTTGCTTTATTTTCAGCAGCCTTTTGAACAACTGTTAAATGCACTGCGTATTCTTCATCATTCATTTCCCTAATAAGTTCTTCATTAGTTTCAACATCAAAGAATTTTACTGTCGGTCTGCTCATTAGTTAACTCCATATACATAGATTTTTCCACCAGTTAGGCTGTTGTCTGCGCCTACTAAAATGCTTGTAATAGCCGATGAACTATTGTATGCACCTCTTGTGTGCCAAAAGAAAGGGGTTGTGTTAGGCGAGCCATCAGTTCCCCAAGTATCAACATTAACTACTTTATCCTCAGATGAGCCATAACGATAAACCCAACCACTTACATAGTTACCATCATTAAAATTAGTAGTGTTTCCATAACGAAAACCAATTTTCCATTCTGTATCAGCCTTATCAAATCCGCAATTATTTGCAGTTGCATTATTGAAAGAACCAATAGCAGCCCAAGCATAATTCGCAGAAGAATCGCCATTAAATCTAAGAAAGAACTCAACACCAGATCCGCCTGAAGCGCAAGCACCTTCAATAATAAAGAATAAATGCGTATAGCCACCAATGCTTGAAACTGTTGTATTCCCTGATAATGTAGTGCCACCAGAGTTAATTAAAGTGAAGCCACCACCAGCAGCAGGAGCAGCCCACTTCAAGCCTGTTGAAGTTGAAGAATCAACCTGCAATGTGTGCCCATTTGTGCCGCCAACTGTAAGCTTTGAAAATGTGTCTGCGCCTGTGCCTACAACTAGGTCACCTTTGGCGTCAAAGGCTGTGGCAACTGTGTTAGTTACTACTGGGATCGGGCCAGTTCCTGAAGCTACCGAAATACCAGTGCCAGCTTGAACTTCAGTTATATCGCCTTGATCATTATTTATCCAAGCCGGGACTCCAGCAGAAACGCCTAGAATTTGGCCGTTGCTTCCAATTGGCAAGCGAGTGTTTGTATTGGCAGTAGCAGAGCGATAAGCAATATCTCCAAGCGTTGTCTCTGGATTTAGATTTTTAGTTGTCGTATCAATTGAACTGCCCAATGTGCGAATAGCAGCTGCGCCATCCTTGACGAGATCAGTGTCGTCAGGGGTATCCCAGCCGTAATTAGTAGTCGTTGCCATTTATTCTCCTATGCCACAATTGTAGCGTCTAGCCAGTATAAAGCTGGATTTATTGTATTCCAACTCTCAGGTGCAGGAACATCCTGCCATTTCATTGCTTGAAGGCTAAATGCCAAAGGTGAAACATTGAGTGTCAGGTCAAGCCTATTTAATGAAGCCGTCCAAGTCCAACCTTCAACAAAGCCTTGGAATTCTCCATTAACCATATTGCTAGGCAAATTAATGATATTGACTGGCATACCCATAAAAACATTTAGCAGGCTATCTCGATCCAAATTGTCAATTTCAGAGCTGGCTAACGGAAAAGTTATATTTCTTAAGGCAAACTGAGGATAAGCCCTGATGAGTAGGTAAAAGGCTGCTTGATCCTCGGCATCGTTTTGATTTCGAAGCGTTGTTCTAATGGTCGTTGCTAATTGGCCATAAAGAGCTATTGAAGCCGCATCCTCATCTGTAACCTCGGCATTGCCTACTCCGTATCCGACTGTGATGGCATTTCGGACATCGCCAGCTCGCTTGACGATAGACAGAGCTGGGCCGATGGCGTGATTGCCATCTAAATCAACATAGCCATTAATTCCTATGTATTGAGCCCTATGGGTTGAATCCGCATAGCTAATACGCCCTTGAGCATCCTCATATAAATAACCAAGTCCGCTGGTCGCAAAGCGAGAAGCTAAATTATAAACTGTATCATTTAAGTTGCTTTCTGAGTGCAAGTCAAAATCGCCTGGAGTGTCTATCTCGCCATAACCAGTATTCTCAGCATCTTCCCATTGAACTACAGGGTCATAATCGTCCCAAGCCTCAGCTGCTGGGACTTCATTCCATTGGTCAAACAAAACACCTTCAAGAAGTGCAGCAATTCGGTCTCCATCAAATTGATGTGGAAAGTTGCCTGTATAAACCGCTCTGGCTAATCGAGCCAATGCCCCTACTGCCACTATTTTAATTTGTTGGCTGGTGGCCGTTGATCCTGAAGTTTGGACTGTAATGCCTAAATCAGTTATGAACCCGCCAAAAAGATTGACATAAGTATTAGTCGAATCCTTGACTTCAATAGTTACGGCATCGTTAATCTCAAATGGGACTGATGCCTCAGCGGTTTCAATAAGCGTTAAATTGCAATAGCCAGCGATTGGCTGTGAATAAATATCGGTTCGACCAGAGGTGATAGTCAATCCGCTTAAAGTGGCGCTGGTGACTGTTGATCCATTGACCTTGACGCGATAGACAGGATTCCAAAGTGTCATAGGATTAGCTGGCTACCGCCGCCACCAGTTCGGGATTGGGTTTGGTTCATCGCCAATATAACTGCTCTAGTAAATCCTTCTTCATCAATGGCAGATGGCGCATTAACATTGACAATGACATTTCCGCGTTCTTCTCCGCGTCTAGCAGCAGCTACATCAAAGGTTGAAGGTATGGCGTTACCGCTTGGAACTATGGTTGATGGGGCAGTAACCAATGATGGTGACGAAACGGAAGGACTAACGACATTAGGTTTTGCAGGTGTGACTGGAGTAATTGTTACTGATGGCGTAGTTGTGACCTTTGGAGTTATAACGACACCAGATGGCAAAGACGCGGCTGCAACTGTGTTTGACGATTTTGTTCCTGCATCAAAATCTACCTTAGGTATTGTTTTGATATCAGGCCCAGATTTAATTAGATTTAATCCGCGAATAACGGCATTTATACCAGTTATTGCTGCGTTTATAATTGGCTCAAGAGCGTTTAACGCGAAGGCTACTGCGCTCACAATTCCAGAAGCAACTTTACCAATAATCTTAATAGTATCTGCAAAACCACCAGCTAAAAATGGGACTAAAGTTTCCTTGGCAAAATTGTATAATCCCCTAAAAGTATCCTCATTTTCTTTGACCGATTTAATAACCGGATCAATAGCATTTTTCTTAAAGCGCTCAAATGCTGGAATGGCCGTATCTGTTATGAAAGTCAAAAGCTTCTCAATGATAGGCAATAAAGCTGTTCCAACACTTTCTTTAGCTTCATCAAATGTTACTTTCAATCTGGCAATTCTGCCCTCAAAAGTATTGGCTTGAACTGTAGCTGCTCCACCGAAAGTATCAGCTAGTTTTTTAGTAGTTCCTTCTAAGCCAAGGGTTTTTATTTCGGCTGTAGATAACCCAATACCAAGTCTGCCTAAAGCGGCTGTATTGCCTTCGTAAGCTTTGCCAAGAGCATTAGATACGGTTTCTACATCTCTGCCAGTAGCAGCAGAAATATCTAGGGCTAGGGTTAATAAATCTTGAGATTTTTCGACTGATCCCGTAGCAACTGCTAAACGCTGGAGAGCTGGTCTCAGTTTATCATCTGCAACGCCAGTAGCTAATGAGGTTTTCAATATTTGTTTCTCAATTGCTGCTATTTGAGTTTCGGTTGCACCAGTTACATTCTGTAAGGCATTGGCTAAGCGCTTTTGGGCAGCCTCATCTTCAATAGCTGCCTTGACGCCATCAACTGCTAATTTGACTGCATAAGCCGCTGCTGCTGCAGCTGCTGCTGCGAAAGCGGCTGCTGCAACTTTGCCGAACTTCTCTAATTTACCGCCAAAGCCTTCAACCTCTTTTTCGCCAGCATTAAGATTCTTTTTTAGATTATCAACATCAGCAAGAATCGAGAGCTTGAGCGTTCTACTGCCAGCCATTACTTATCCCACTCTTTCAATATCTTGGAAAATGCTTCTTGCCATTTCTTAATCAATTCAGGCTGAATCTTACGAAGGGTT